AAAAGACCCTGTAAGTTAGGCATCATGCGTCCGTGGCCGTGCATTGAGGGCGATCCCACAAAAGGCAAATGGGGNAAGGAAGCGGGCTGTTCCATCCGATATGACGGAGAGTAATGTCAACNTACTACGTCAAGACNAANGGCACGACNCTTGCCACTTCGGGCAGGGCTGAGGTTGGNAGCGACAANACCAACGTCACCGGCTGGCTGAAGTCTGCGGAGGCCATTTACTGCGTCGCCATCGGGCAGGACGGGCGCGACCCGGCTGCTGCGGTGCTTAAACTGCAATGGCGTCTTGCGGGGAATGGCTTTGCCGATCTTGGCTCCACAGGCGCGGTCAAATACACCACGGGGACAGACCTGACCAACGGGGGCGCCGTCACGTCCGGGGAGGCCCTTGTCTCCGTCGCCAACATGACATGGCAGGACGGCGAGGAGATCGAGGACGGNGTATCCGCTTCGATCNANCTCGGCAACNACTACTATTCAGAATTACAATTCGGNATNNNNTTTGCCGATGCGACGGCTGGCGCGACCTACGANTTNCAGCTTTANAANNNNAC